AGTAATTCAACTGTAGTGTTAGCACCAACTGCTTTAACTTTAAATAGGCTAAAAACATCGCTTCCAGCAGTTAAAGTTACAGTAATGGTATCCCCTGATCCCGAGTCATCGCTAACTAAAATAGATTTAAGAACAGCTGTGGTCGCTGAAGGACAAGTATACAATGTAGTTGCACTTGTATCTGTAAGATCCTTTTTTGCGTTTATAAATGTATTACCTTGTACAGCCATTAGTTTAAAAAATATGCCTCCGCATTAACTTCATCTTTCACATCAGATTGATATGTAGAATTAAGTTTTTCAATTACAGCATCTAAGTCTCTT